GCTATTGCCTTTTGCACTTTCTCCATAATCGTTTTTAACCTCATGCGGGTTCTCCGTACTTCTTTAATAGGTATTCCCTATCCGCTCCTGTAGCGTTTTCTATGTCCTCTAAAATAGAAGCGTGCTGTTTTGTCTCTAGCACTTCGTAATCAATCTCTGGACTCCGTACCCACCACACACAAAAAGACCTTAACGAGTCAACATCATGCGTTAAATCGTGCGGGTCTTTGGCGTAAATGTTCGGTCTTTTCTTATCCTTCTGGATTTTCTGCAAACATCTATATAAATTGGGCGCGCATCCATCAAGAATAGTCAATCTAGGGTGTTCGTCGATGACTTTTAGCCATTCCTTCATGGATGCACACCCCGCAGGGAAGTCTCTACTTGTTTTTGTTAGGTTGATTCCGTTCTCTGAGAAGATAATCGCCCTTGATTTACCCGTTTCCTGTGATCTACTCCACAAATCGGACGGCGCAAGCCAGTATTCTATGTGTTCATCTCCGCTCATTGACCGTAAAATGTCGCAAGCAGCACCGATTGTCTTGTCGGGAGCGTCATATTCGCGGTAAATCTGCGCGTTTCCCTTCGTATCTACTTGAATCCAATGGGCTGAAAGCATATCCAGACCATAATCCAAGCACACATACCGCCTTAATTTGCCCTCTAATTCCTTTTTGACTACATGAGTCTCCCGTTTTACTTCGGGGAAGAAGGAACCACCGGGTACCGTAAGGGCTTCTTCTATGGATGCCGGGTACTCTTGGGTAATCATATCGCCCATAGTACGCTTTGTGTTCTCGTACCACTCGTCATCGCGGCGGGGATCGGCGTACCAGGGGATGAAAATCTTGTTAAAACCGTTATCAGGGTTTGTAAACACATTTTCAAAGAACGATCCTCGTTCTATAGTCGATAACCCGATGACCTGACCGCCGCTAGGACGATTGATTGTAGGAAATCCGGCTTTCCAAATATCTTCTGCAAACTGCTGAAACGCCCATTCATCGAAGATAATTAAATCAGCGGTGAAGGAACGGGCCGCATTTGGTGAGCTAGGAAAGCATTTAAACACCGAATCCGGCCCATTGGCAAAATGTATGGTAAGAATGAGTGATGTATTTTCCCACGTTGCGTTTTGCCAGTTGACGGGCTGATCGTTCTTAGGTGCAAATATCGACCGTATGCTGTCTAATATGACCGCCATACGCCGTATAAGCTCCTGTGCCTCGTCTTCTGTACGGGACAGACCTATAACCGTTCGTCCCGGCCTTAACATCTTCCATAAGGCATAATGCAGAACCAACCATGTGATTCCTAACTGACGAGCCTTTAGGATGACATTAAGTTTATGATCCTTAAACGACCTCAACGCTTTTCTCTGCTCGTCCCATATATTAAAGGGCTGTATCAGAACATCTGCGTCTTTGTCCTCTATATGCCCGTAAGTATCTACGAAATACTCAAGATTCTCACGGCAATAGTCATATTCCATTTCCCGCAGCTCATGCGGTTTCTTATCCGTTATATCCATACAATGTAAAAAGGACTGCCCTGGAAACAGTCCTTTCTTTTAGGAGATTAACATGCTGAACCTCTTGCCAAATTGTCACCATAATTATATATCCGTATTTTTATCTATTTCTATCAACTAACGCCATATTTTTCAGAAATTTTACAATATTCGTCTAGTGCTGACTGGAACTTACCGTATGTCCACTGATATGACTTCCCGATCTTCTCCGCTGTCCGCTCCATCGTCATATCCATAAAGTAGTAATAGTACAATACCTTCTGTAATGACTGTGGCTCTATCTGCATCACTTTCTCTAAGCAGCGTTCTTTGTGATCTAAACTCCTAACTATAAGCCTTGAAAGCCGTCCTCTGTATTCCTCTACCTTAATCAGTGCTTCCGCGATCTTATCCTTATGGCCGCCGGTAGTGTTGACAACATCATAACTAGGTGTCATTTTTGTTGCGATAGTCATTAAACGCTCTATCTCTAACTCAACCGACTTTATATCCTTCTCCATTTCCTTTATTGGCTTTAGTTCCTTTTTGGCTTCTTCCTGTGTCATACATATGCTCCCCTAAATATAACTAACATACTCGGAAACGGCGCGTTATCCTGGCCACCGAACCTTACCCTGCCCTTAACAAATCTGATCTCCGCCCGGTTATAGATGAAATTGTGGAAATACTTTGTGTCGGTCCGGGAAGGAATCAGCATGACTACTAATGTATTATCATTCCTCGTTTCCCTAAACGCCTTCTCTACCCACTGTGCGATATCACTATAAGGCGGATTGCAGAACACCCGATGCCCGGCCCAGTCAGCTTTTAGTCCATCGTCCTCTTTCGTGTAGTACAGAAAGCACTTATGGTTTTCCTTAGATGCACACGGGTCAAGATTGAAGTCGAACTCCGCATCTAGCTCGTCATACAATTTTTGCGGTGTCTCCCACTCATCTGATCCGCGGGAATACAGCGTACTACTAATCAAGGCTGAACCTCACTTTTCTTATAGGCATCTTCGTACCTAGCTTCTTCTTCGCACTCTTAGCGTCCTTCTTGGTTTCAAACATTATCACTAGACCGTTAGGATATTCCGGCGCCATCCCTACAAATCCCGGATAGTCCCTAACACGTTTCACAAATGCCGTGATCTCCCCGTCTTCCATTTCCCTTAGTATCGTTGTTACTGCGTATAGGTTCATGCTATTTCTCCTGCCAAAACAATTCGGTTGTTCTACCATCAAAGCCCTCTACATACCCTATATACTGCGATTGTTTCGGCCCTTCTTCTATGTAATCTATGATGTTATGTACTTTCTTGATTCCATGTATCACACAAAATTCTCTCCCTTTTTCCGACTATTCCGAGTGTTTCGCCGATTTATTTTTTACCTTCCCGCCTTTTTCTCCCTTTTTCTCCCCACATCTTGTATTCATGGGGGCCAGTTGAGTCCATTTTTTTATAAAATTTGCTAGCGGGACGAAGGTATTCCCGGGGGAGCGGGGGCGCGCGCCACGCCTGGGGGGTACCCTGGGGGGCGGGGGATCATACAGAAATAAAATAAAAAAATTTAGAACGATCGTCTTACACTGTCTATATTATTTCATGTACTATCTATTTATTTCTTTTGCCGCTGCCGATCCCGGCCCATACTTTATGATGTTATGTTACCCATTACCCCAAACACACGTTTACCTCGTACCCTTCAAGCCCTTATGTTTACTGGCTTTGCGGTATGTTGGCAACTATGCGCGAAAGAGATGTTTAGCGAATAGTTATATATATTTCTATTCATTTATACCCGGATCATCTGGCGCTGCTGCCGGTCCCGTCGGCGTTTCCTCTATTATCGTGGTCCGATCTACAACGGCTAATTCCCCGGCTTGCAGCCTGGCATTTATGGCCCGTAGCATTTCCCGGTCCGCGTCGGTCGTGATATTCTCGGTGACTTCTATCTGTTTTATAGGCATATCGCCGTGTGTATCTCTTACATACTCCATCGCCTTGACGTTCCCCTCAAGTGCGCGGCCAACTGCGACGGCCTGTATTAAATCGTATAGTGTAGCATCTGGATTTGATCTTTTTAAACGCTCCGCTATTTTGGGGTCAATATCCGCGGCCTGCATAACTTCATCCGTCGCCTTTAATGTTAGGACCGATGCAAGCGCCTGTTTTGCCGTCTTCTTTTCCCCGTGTAGTTTGTTGATTGCTTCCGCGCCTTTTTGCCTGATCTCCCTGGCCTTTTCCGGGTCCATCTGATTGAACGGTACCCTTTTTCGTAGGTTTAATAGATATCTTTCGTTTTCTTCCGGCTCTATGTCGCCGTCAATTATCATACTAGCCCGGCTTTTTTTCTTTTCTGGCTTTTCTTCCATACTTCCCCCAAATAAAAAGCGCGCCAGTCATCGGACCAACGCGCCTATATCATAGATTTATATAATTGTTTATAGTTTCATTTTATCCCGGATTGCATTTAGGCAAAACATATTAAGACTTTCCCCGGATTTGGCTGCCGCCTCTTTTATTGTTTCCGTCTCATCTTTACGGACTCGTATAGTTATCTTATCATATGTTTTTTTGTTGTACTTTTCTACGGCCCTTTTTTTGGCCTCTGTATTGTTTCCCATGCCGTCATTGTATCACATATCATGCCGTCATTCAATAGGTAGAAAGAAAACGGCCCAAAAAAAATTTTTATCCCGGCGTCCCGCTTGTTTCCTGGCGTTGCGGGTTGTCACTACCCGGATCGCAAAAAAAAATTTAAAAAAGGGGGTTGACGTATGCAATGCCGGCATGATATCATACAATCACAGCAAGGCAATGCCGGCATGATACGGCCGGCCCACAAACAAGAAAAGAGGTGTTGAACATGACAAATCAGATGATTATTTTTCAGCAGTCCCAGGACTTAGCCGAAAACGGCGTTATAGCTTACACGGGCCGCACAATCGTAATGGTAATCGACGGGATGCCGGCACAAGTAAAGGAAACCGAGCCGATCCACACGTTCGCGGAATGGAAAAAGGCCGGATTCATCGTAAAGAAGGGACAGAAGGCAATCGCAAGGTTTGCAATCTGGAATTATACAGATAAGCCTAGCAAGGCAACAAAGGCAGCCCGCGAACAACTCAACAAGGACCCGGATGAGGCCGATCCCCACTACTACTTAAAAGAGGCTTGCTTTTTCAGCCAGTCACAAGTGGAAGCAATAGCAAAGTAAATAAGTTTAAAGGGGGCCGGGCTTTTCCCGGTCCCGGAAAGGGGCAAAAGATGAAAGTAACACAAACAAGATTTTTTAAAGAAGACGCGGACCATTACACAAAAATAGCACTTGACTGGATGTATACGACCAGGGCCGACGAAATAAGGGAAAGCATAAAGAGGCTTGAAACATTAAGGGGCCGGGAATATGTAAAGGCACTCGCGGCAAAATGCAACCAGCGATTGAAAGTAAAGTTTTACGCCGTATAGAGGCGGGAAAGGGGCACAACATGAAATATAAGACAATCGACCAGCTTGACGCAAGAATTGAAAGGATCGTTAAAAAGACGGTAGAAAGCTACTATAGCGACTGGAAAAACTACGACCGGCCTAAATACATGGGCTTGAAAGGCAGCCGGGACCGGCACGACAAGGATTTGATACTTATAGCCCGCAAGTGTGGCACTTATCTCTTGACGGTTGACTCATTAAGCAAGTCGGAATGGTCCGCAACGATTTATGAATACTACCAGACCCAGGAACGGGCCGACTACTACCACATAAACCTTGACCGACTCGCAATAGAGAAGATCGACCCGGCAGCATTTAAAGCCGCATAACATAACCCGCCTGGAGAACATCAGCCGGCCCGACACCGGCGGCGGGATTTCTGAAAAAAGCACAAGGCCACAAGGCCGGAAAGGAAAGGAAAACATGAAAATACTTGTAACCGCTGATTTCTACAGTGAATTTGAGCTTTACGAAACAAGCGACCCGGAAGACTTTAAAAGCTGGGTCCGGGATATGGTAAACGAACGGCCCAGGGACCTGGACGAAAGTAAACACCAGATAATCGGATTTCATGAAACTATGGAAACCGAGGAAGCCACAAAGGCAGCCGATGAAATAATCTATATGACGGACTTATACGAGGAATGAAAGGGGGCCAGGAACATGAAAACATATAAAACACATTATGAGGCATTACAGGACGGCCGGGAAATAGTGATTATTTCAAAGGACGAAAGAAGCGACAGCGCGATATTCTACGCGGACCGGGCCGGGAACATCTACAGCTTTAATAGGTCCCTGGGTGATATGAAAAGGCCGGACATGACGCCGGAAAGGTTAGAAAAGCATATAACCCAGATGTTTAACGAGGGGGCCACAATCTTTTTAAGAGGCGCGAACGACTAACAATAGGCCCCGGCTGCCGGGCAAAAGGCAGCCAGAAAGGAAAAGATGATCTATATTGAGCAGTCAACACTTGACAAGGCCCGCGAGAACGCAGAAAAAGCCCTTGAAAAATTCGGGGCAATGATCGACGGACCGGCAGCGGCAAGGCGGGAAGCCTGGGAAGCATACAAAAGGGCCGCGTCAGATTATAGGACTTTAATTAGGGCCAGTTATAACTTATAAACCACTATCCCCGCGG